AACGCCATGCTCTCCCGGGTTTCTCTTTCACCAACAAACGAAACAAAAAGTTATGACTAAGGACAAGCCGGTTGCAATCCGGTCACTCAAGGTCGTCTCAGGCTCGAACAGGACGGATTCGGATTTAGATACCCCTGTGGAGCCAGTAAAGTCTCTAATAGGCTCCCCAACTCCAAGAATCCACTCACGCTTGAACGATTTACCCTCAAAAGGTGACGAGATGATTGCCTTTGCTGAGTCTGTTGGTATTGAGTTGATGCCTTGGCAGAAATTTGTTATTCATCATGCTCACAAAATCAAGCCTGACCAGCGATGGCAGCATTCTGAAATTTGCATTGTGGCAGCCCGACAACAAGGAAAATCTACGCTGCTCCTAATCCGGGCATTGGCTGGACTCTTTCTCTGGAATGAGCCGTTGCAGATTTCCTCAGCTCACAGACTTTCAACAGCTTTAGAATTGTTTCGGCAAATTGTCAAGGTCATTGAGACAAATGATTTCTTAAAAAAGCAGGTTCAGGTTATCCGCTGGGCTCATGGATCAGAGGAAATTGTGACCATTACTGGAAATCGCTACATGGTCAAAGCCTCTAACAATGCAGCGCGTGGAATTTCCCGGCCAGAGGTCGTTTATATGGATGAGCTTTCTGAGATGAAAGACTTGGACGGGTTCGCCAGCTTGCGCTATACCATGATGGCTTCTAGGAATCCCCAAGTCTGGACGTTTTCGACAGCGGGTGATCAGACTTCGGTTGTGCTTAATCAACTACGCGAGCGCGGCATGGCCGCAGCTGTTGGTGGCACTGACCAGATTTGTTATCTGGAATGGTCTGGTTACACCGACGACATTCATGACGAGAAAAATTGGGTTGCAAGTAACCCAGCTCTAGGCCACACAGTTCATGAGGAAAATATCCGGGCAATTCTCAATGATCCACCGCATGTTGTCCAACAGGAAGTCTTATGCCGTTGGATTCATCAAAAGGATGCAGTCATTCCGGCAATTTCATGGCAAGAATGCGTTGATGATTCAGTCCAGCTTGATCCAGATAAAACAACGTGGTTTGGACTTGATTTGTCGCCCGATCGTAGAGCTGGGGCATTAGTAGCTGCTCAGAAGCTAGACAATGACAAATTTGTTGTCAAATTGCTTCGCACGTGGGAAAACTCTGTATCTCTCAACGATTTAGAAATGGCGAATCAAATTGCTGACCATTTCAAGAAATATCCAGTTGAAACAATTGCCTATTCAAAGAGAACGGCCACAGCTGTTGCTGGTCGCTTGGTTCCAGCCGGAATCCCAATCATGGATTTTGATGGTCATAATTACGCGACCGCATGCGACCAATTGCTTTCGGCCATTACGTCAAATCGATTACGCCATGCTGGGAACGAGGAATTGACCAAGCAAATGCTCTCAGCTGTTCGATTGCCTCATGGCGATGGCGGATGGGTTATTGGACGCAGGGCATCACAGACCACAGTGTGCGCGGCAGTGGCTACAGCTCTCGCAACATTTTACGCGACACGCCCAGAGACGGAGATTGACATCCTCGTTGGTTAGTGCTTTGCGCGTGGGAAAATTCTCGCATGGGATTCAGAGACTTATTTGTCAAAACATCATCCGTCACAGAGCTGACATACGATGTCTCTGCATCTCTTGCTCCAGTAACAACGCTAGATTCACTCTCGCCGTTCTTTCGAGGTAATCGCACAGCTACGCGACAAGAGGCAATGAGCGTTCCCGCGATTGCTCGCGGCCGAAATATCATTTGCTCATCAATTGCATCAATTGGGCTTGAAGTGCGTGATCGTGTTACTGGAATGATTGTTGATTCACCGCGAGTCATTCACACACCAGACCCACGCATTCCCGGAGTCGCGACCTACGTGTGGACTTTAGAAGATTTGTTATTTCATGGCTATGCGTATTGGCAAATCACAGAATTGTTTGCCGACACGCAGCGGGTTCGCAGTGTCCAACGAATTTCGCCAGATCGTGTAACTATTAACACAAACAGCGATTCAACAGAAATCGAATCGTATTCAATCGATGGACATACACCTTTGCCCACATCTGGACTTGGAAGCCTTGTTGTGTTTTACGGAAACGATGAAGGCTTGCTTAATCGCGCGGGAATGACAATACGTACCGGTGCAGAGTTAGAACGAGCAGCAGCTCTTTATGCGCGTGAGCCTGTTCCACAAATGGTATTAAAATCTAACGGAACTGCATTGCCAGCCGACCGCATTGCAAAGCTGTTGGAGTCTTGGGGTGCAAGCCGTCGCAATCGTACGACGGCATTTCTAAACGCTGACATTTCGCTAGAAACTTTGGGCTTTGATCCTGAAAAATTACAGCTCTCAGCTGCCAGAAGCTACATTGCCACCGAATGCGCAAGAGCTTTAGGAATTCCGGCTTATTTCATTGATTCTGAAACTGGTTCGAGTATGACTTATTCCAACGCCTCGACGACAAGGCAAACCCTTTTGGACTTCTCTTTGATTCCGCTCATGAACAGCGTAACCAAAAGGTTATCAATGCCAGATTTCTTGCCATCATCACAGCGCGCAGATTACGCGCTCGATGATTATTTACGCGGCTCAGCTTTAGAGCGCGCACAAATCTATGAAATCCTCAATCGCGTTGGCGCATTGAGTGCAGAAGAAATCCGAGTAGCAGAGGAAATGATCCGATGAAGGTATTAACACCATTCACAATCACAGCGGCCGATTCAGAAGAACGCACTATTACCGGCCAAATTGTGCAATTTGATACACCAGCAAATGCATCAACCGGCAAAGTCCTGTTTAAATCTGGGTCATTGATTCCAGCATCGGTCAAGCTAAATCTGGAACACGATTCAAAGCGACCAATTGGAAAGACGTTATCAATGGAGCTTGCACCAGATGGCAAGTCAATCAATGCCACATTTAAGATTTCAAAGACAACAGCCGGAACAGATGCAATCCAAGAAGCGATGGATGGACTTCGCGATGGATTCTCAGTTGAAGCAAATGTCGCGGACCATGGATTTAACGAGGACGGCACAATGGTTGTCAATTCAGCAACTCTTGTTGCCGTCGCACTAACACACAACCCAGCATTCGATGAAGCTCGCGTCAGTCATGTCGCAGCGACTACCGAAGTCATACCAGAAGAAACACCAACCGAAGGAGACGCAGTGGATACCACTACCGAAAAAACAGAAGCACCAGCCGTTGAATCGGTAGAGGCTTCAGCCAACGTCGTGCATGCTAACAAGCCAGCACCTTATTTCACATCACCAAGATCACCAATTGTAAATCTTGGTTCATGGATGGAACACTCAATCAAGGCAAAGTTAAATCCAATGTCAGATTCTGCAATTTACGTTGCAGCAGCTAACGACGACCTTGGAACAACTAACCCAGCTTTTAACCCAACACGTCAACTCGCAGAAGTTGTCAATGCACTCAGCAACGGAACACGCGGAGCAATTGATGCAATTAGCCGTGGAACACTTCCGGACGCTGGACTTCAATTTGAGATTCCAAAAATTACTCAGATTGCAGAAGTTGATCCAGTTGCAGAAGGCGGCGCAGTAACAAACACAGGAATTGAGTCAGCTTATATTTCTGTTCCAATCACACGCTTTGCAGGCCGTAACATTCTGACAACAGAAATCATCGACCGCAGCTCACCAGATTTCTTTAATGAGCTTGTTCGAATCATGGGTTCATCCATGGCATTCGCTCAGAACAAGTACGTTGCAAATCAAATCAAGACAGATTCCAACAGAGTTGCGGGAACTTACGCTAATACGGCAGCAGGGTTGATTGGTTACGTCAGTGACGCAAATGTGGCTGTTTATTCAGGCACTCAACGCTTTGCACGCAACATCTTGGTATCACCAGCACAATGGCAAAACATTATGGGATATAACGATAATGGCACACCGCTATTTCAAGCTTATTTTCCACAAAATCAAGTTGGTCAAGTCAATGGACAGTCACAGCGCGGCCTAGTCATGGGCTTAAATTTCTACGTTGATAACTCTGGTGAATTTACTGGAGCAGCCGATGATTCAATGGTTGTTCTTGAGCCAGATGCATTTACTTGGTATGAAAGCGGAAACTTCCGTCTTGATGTTAATAAGCCATCTGACGGAACAGTTGAAATCTCACTAAATTCTTACGGCGCATGTGCAACAAAGGTTGCCAATGGCGGACAGATGAACAACGTTTAACCAATAACAAATCATCGGCCACAGCCGCTCCCGGATGTGGTCGAGCAGTAGAAGGGAACGGAAATGCCACAAATAGTCAC